TTATAATGATGTATTTTTCCCGACGCTGGAACAGTACGGGATAGATACAGTCATTCATATGGGCGATGCATTTGATGCCCGTAAAGCAATTGATTATTCTAGTCTTGAGTGGTCAAAGCGTGTTGTCTTCGATCCTCTTTCGAAATATAACGTTCACATGATTGTTGGTAATCATGATACTTATTATAAGAATACTAACGAAATTAATTCTCCAGAACTGCTTCTTAAATCTTATCCAAATATAAAAACATATTCATCTCCAAGTGAGGTTAATATTGGAGGATTGGATATTTTATTTTTACCTTGGATTAATGAAAACAATAAAACAGATAGTTATTCACTTATTGAAAATACAACTTGCCTATGTGCGATGGGGCACCTTGAGCTTGCAGGATTTAGAGTTAATTCGCAAATCGTCATGGAGCATGGTATGGAAGGCAAACTATTTAAAAAGTTCTCCAAGGTCTTCAGCGGTCACTATCACACTCGATCGGATGACGGAACAGTCTTCTATCTAGGAAATCCTTATGAAATGTTCTGGAGTGATGTTGGCGATCCCAGAGGATTTACTATCTTCGATACAGAAACCTTAGAGCATTTTCATATTAATAATCCACATCAACTCTTTCATGTTATTAAGTATAATAATGAACCAGCATCTCTTCTTGACATAAGACCTTATAAAGGTAAGTATGTAAAAGTAATTGTTCAGAGTAAGTCAAAACTAAAAGAGTTTGATAAGTTCCTGGATAAAATTTACAAAGCAAATCCTTTTGAAGTCAAAATTGTAGAGACATTTCAGCAAATAAATGAAGAAGAAACTGAAGACGAAGTAAAATCTGAAGATACTTTATCTTTACTAGATAGATATATTTTAGAATCTGAAGTTGATATGAACAAAAGTACTATCAAACATATGATTCGTGAAGTGTATCAAGAAGCTTGCGAAATGATGTAAGATGTTTATTATCACAATAGACGGCAGAGAAGAAGAAGGTGCATACTCTGTGACTGATGATTACGGAGAGCAAATTCTTTATATCTTCGAAGAGGAAGATGATGCCATTAGATTCGGAATGTTACTCGAAGAATCTGGTTCTCCAGAAATGAATGTAATTGAAGTTGAGGAAGAATTAATTACACAGGCATGTGAATTTCATGGTTATAAGTATAAAATTTTTACCTCTAATGATATCGTAATACCCCCTGAAGAAAAAAGTACAACATGATCTTATTTGAAACTATTCGTTATAAAAACTTTCTTTCATCTGGAAATTCTTTCACAGAAATTAATTTCAATAAATCATTAACCACTTTAGTCGTTGGAACTAATGGTGCAGGTAAGAGTACGATGCTTGATGCTCTTACCTTTTCTTTGTTTGGCAAATCTTTTCGTGGAATAAACAAACCTCAACTGATCAACTCTACAAATGAAAAGGAATGTTTAGTTGAGATTGAATTTCAAATCGGAACTATTTCTTGGAAAGTTCGTAGGGGAATTAAACCTGGAATTTTTGAGATTTATAAAAATGGAAGTCTCTTAAATCAAGATGCATCTTCTTCTGATCAGCAGAAGTGGTTTGAGCAAAATGTTCTGAAAATGAACTATAAATCTTTTACCCAGATTGTTATCTTGGGTAGTAGTAATTTTGTTCCTTTTATGCAACTTACTGCTGCAAGTCGTAGAGAAGTGATTGAAGATCTTTTGGATATTAAGATCTTTTCTTCTATGAATGCAGTAATAAAAAATAAAATAAAGTTGTTAAAAGAGGAGATCAGAACTTTAGATCTTAAAAAAGAATCTATCTATGATAAAATTTCTATGCAAGAAAATTTCATTGCAGATATTGAGAAGAGAGGAAAGGAGTCTATAAAGGATAAAGAAGATAAGATCGATGAACTTTGTGATGAAGAAACTTCTCTTGGGGAAGAAGTAGAAAATCTTGGTGCTGAAATTGAAGACCTGAATAAGAAACTAGAATCTTATAAAGGAGCAAAAGAAAAACTTCGTAAGTTAGGAAACCTTAAAGGAAAAATCACTCAAAAAGTATCGACAATCACTAACGAGTATACTTTCTTTACAGAAAATACGGTATGCCCTACCTGCACTCAAGAATTAGAAAATGAGTTTCGGTTAAATAAAATTAGTGAAGCCAAATCAAAGGCAAAAGAACTGCAATCTGGTTATGAAGAACTTGAGCAGGCAATTCGTGATGAAGAAATCAGAGAAGATCATTTCCTTCAGATTTCCAAGGATGTTTCTAACTTAACGAATGGTATTTCTAAAAACAATTCTCGGATTACATCAATACATCGACAGATCAGAGATTTACAAAATGAAATTCAAAGAACTGCCGAAGACCTTGCAAACCGAAGTGTTGAGCATGACAAGTTAGCAAAATTTCAAGAAGATCTACAGTTAGTAACTGAAGACTTCGATACTAAAAAAGAGAATATTACTTACTACGATTTTATTTACAGTCTTTTAAAAGACGGAGGTGTAAAAACAAAAATCATCAAAAAGTATCTTCCTTTGATTAATCAGCAAGTGAATAGATATCTTCAGATGATGGATTTTTACATTAACTTTACTCTGGACGAGGAATTTAACGAAACAGTCCAAACACCAATTCATGAAGATTTTTCTTATTCCTCATTTAGTGAGGGTGAAAAACAAAGAATAGATTTGGCACTTCTCTTCACTTGGAGGGAAGTTGCTAAAATCAAAAATTCAACAAACACTAATCTTTTAATTCTTGATGAAATTTTTGATAGTTCATTGGATGGTTATGGAACTGATGAGTTTTTAAAGATCATTAGATACATTATTAAGGATGCGAATATCTTTGTAATCTCTCACAAGTCAGACCTACATGACAAATTTGAAAGTGTCATAAAGTTCGAGAAAGTCAAAGGATTCTCCCGTATGATGTCCTGAGACACCACAGAAAAATGCATTTCATCGAAAGACTCCGACAAACGGAAGAAATGATTATTAACCTTGACCATGTTGAGGGCATTCAACTGAAACTCAATCCTGATAAATGTTCTAATATTATATTCTCTCTTTCTTCCAGTGGCGAAGAGTACTGGACTTTCGAAGACCCTAGAGAAGCTGAGCAAACATACCAACGTATCCTTTGCAACATTAATCGCACTCTTGTCTGATAAAGAAAAATGCAAGTCCCCAACAGATACCATCACTCCAAGAAGGAGCAGAAACGAAAGTTGAAACCTCAGGCAATGCGGTCTCGACGCGAAGCACTGAGACACTTCAAAAAGCGTCACATGACCCTGCCTAACCAGCAGGGTTCTTTTGTATAATAGTTCCATACGAAACAAAGAACCATGACGGTCAACCTGGAAATCAAAGGTCAACTCGCCAAGTTGCTGGCGACTGAGGACCTGATTATTGAGAACAAGAAAGTACAGACTGCTTCATTCAATGTGGACACTCGCGTCCTGACGCTTCCTATGTGGGAGAAAGCAAGTAATAATGTTTACGACATGTTGGTGTCTCACGAAGTGGGTCACGCACTCTTTACTCCTAATGAGGACTGGACTGTAAAAGTTCCTCAACAGTTCATCAATGTTGTAGAGGATGCTCGCATTGAAAAACTGATGAAGCGTAAGTATGCTGGTCTTCCCAAGACTTTCTATCGTGGATACAAAGAACTTCAAGATGATGATTTCTTTTGTATTGGTGATGAAGACATTCCTTCAATGAACCTTGCTGACCGTGCAAACCTGTGGTTCAAAGTTGGTTCCTTCATCGACATTCACATTGAGCGTGGTGAGGAAATGGAAATCATCAATCTGATTGCTGATGCAGAAACTTTTGATGATACCCAAAATGCCGCAGAAGTTCTTTACAAGTATTGTAAGAAAAAGCAAGAAGAACAGAAGCAAGAGAAAGTTTCTAATGTAGAAACTCCTCAACAAGAACAAGGTGGCGGAGAAGAAGAATCTAAAAAGGAAGAAGAACAACAAACAGAATTTGAAGTTCCTCAGACTTCCAGTGGAGAACCTATTCCAGATACTCAAGGAACTGAGAGTGAGGAACTAGATGAAGATGAATCTTATGGTGAGACAGATCCTGAAGTCAAAACTGATGATGTTCTGAATGAAAAACTCAAAGATCTGATTAGCAACTCACTGGCTAATGAGTATGTTCAGGCACCTGATTTGAGTCTCGATACTATTGTGAACAGCAATAAGGAAGTTCATGATCTAATCAAAGACCACTTTGGTATTCTTGTGGAACATGGAACTGACGTTATTATGATGGATGCCTCTAAATTGTTTGAGCGTCCTGATACTGAGTATCAAAAGTATAAAAAGTCAGCAAACAAAGAGGTAAATTATCTTGTTAAAGAATTCGAATGCCGTAAATCTGCAGACGCTTATTCTCGTGCTACTACTAGTAGGACTGGAGTTCTCGATACAACTAAGCTACACACTTATCGATACAATGAAGACCTGTTCAAGAAAGTAACAGTTATTCCTGACGGTAAGAATCACGGTCTTGTGTTTGTTCTGGACTGGTCTGGTTCAATGTCCAATGTTCTGATGGACACTATGAAGCAACTCTACAATCTTGTATGGTTCTGTAAAAAAGTATCTATTCCATTCCGTGTGTATGCTTTCACTTATGAGTTTAATGTTGTAACTTATGATGAGAATGATCTCCCACAATCATTGAAGCCTCATTATGAACCAAAAGATGGTCTTCTTAATGTTGATAATCGATTCTCTTTGATGGAGTTCTTTACTTCTGATGTTTCCAATAAAGAACTTGAGGAACAGATGAAGAACATTTGGCGTTGTGCTTACTCAATGAAGTATTGGGTCGAATACTCTATTCCTGGTCGTCTGAGTCTCTCTGGAACACCTCTGAATGAGAGTATTCTTGCACTCCATAAGATTATTCCTCAGTTTAAAAATCAGAATAAACTTCAGAAAGTCAATTGTGTTATTTTGACTGATGGTGAATCAAGTCATCTTGTTCGGCACGTTCAGATTGACCCTGGTTATTCTGAACCTTATATTGGGTGTCGTAGGTTGGGCACTGGAACCTATCTTCGCAATCGTAAGACTGGAAACACTTATAAGGTTCCTGAAGCATGGTGGGAGTTCACAGACATCTTGATTGAGGATTTGAAAGATGAAGTTCCTGGTGTGAACTTTATTGGTATTCGTATTCTTGATGGAAATAGTGGTTCCTTTATTCGTCGCCACTGCGGTTATTATGGAGATGATCATGATAATGCAATGAAGCGATGGAAGAAGGATAGGTGTATTTCTATCACTTCCAGTGCTTATGAGAAGTACTTTGGTATTTCTGGTTCTGCACTTTCGAACGAAACTGATTTCTTTGTAAAAGATGATGCAACAAAAGCACAAGTCAAGAATGCTTTTATGAAAAGCTTGAAGTCCAAGAAACTAAATAAGAAGATACTGGGCGAGTTCGTGGAGTTGATTGCCTAATGTCTAAGATTTCGGACAAGTATGAAACTTGTCCTTATTGTGGAGAGAGGGATAAACCTTGCTCCGAAATAACAAGTTTGGCACGGGCTCATGCCCGTGCTGTTTGTCGTAAGAAGCACAATGGTGTGCCACTAGAAGAACCGTCCGTGCGAGTGTCTGAAGACTTAGATTCT